CATACTATACAAATTTGCTAGTATATATTTGTGAACCATTACCAATAGACAATTACCTCTCAGGATGATCTGCACAAACCGGAGGCATGCTGCATTGTAACAATTGCATAGTTACCTACAAGTAACCATTGACAGATTGCATAAAAATGCTACAATAAATATAGAGGTGATTCTCTTTACCTCTTGCACATCTTCAATTGGAGGGAGCTCCCAGTATGCAACTACTCAGAAGGTAGGGGAGGGCTGGCAAGCCTACACTCCCTCCTCCTTTCCTATAGGAGGATATAAATGACAATAGATATTACTCAAATTGGATCACTCATATCTAGTATAGGTTTCCCTTGCGTGATGTGTCTGATTCTTGTTTACTTTATGAACATCTCAAATAAGAATTTAACAGATGCCATAGCAGAGCTTAAAAATGCTATTACAGAATTGATAGCGAGAGAGGATATATATCATAAAAATAGAGAGGAGGATTAAATGGGAGCTAAAGTAGCTTATGCCTCTATTTCTGAAAAAGGTACAATCAATGGTGCTGTAGGAGATCAGACTGGAAAAGAATTAAGAGTCCGAGATTATTATGATTTTGGGCAAACCTTTTATTTCAGATTTAATAACTCTAAGGACGCTTGGTGGATGGGAGATATTGCGGAGAGAATCTGTAATAATGATCTGGTAGGGTATGGTCAGAGTAACAGAACTACCATATTTGATATTTTAAAATCTAATGGTTGGCAATCATCAAAAATTAACAAAAAATGTAATTGTGATTGTTCAGAGCTTGTAGTAGTTTCTTTTAATTGCATATATGAAAAAGTATTATTATCAGCAGATACTTATACTGGTAACCTCAAAGATAGACTATTAAAAACTGGTAAAGGAACTATACAAACGGTAACCAGCGGATACAAACCGATGTGTGGAGATATTGTTTTTAGACCAAATAAGCATGCTGTTATAGTTTGTAGGAGTATAAGATGAGAGTAATATTTTATAAGTTTCCAAAAAAGCCTAATTCTTTAAAGATTCCAGTATCAGGTAGTGGTACGGAGTTAGATTGCCAATTATTAGAAAGTTGCTCTTTATCTACTCCTAGTATCATAGTAGCAAACATAGATTTTAAATATACTTACTGTTATATACCAGATTTTGGTAGGTACTATTTTGTTCATGATGCTGTCATTATAGCTCAAAATAGATATCAGTATAATCTAGTGGTTGATGTGTTAGCATCTTTTAGAAATAATATACTAGATAGTTCTCTATATGTTAAAAGGAGTGCTACTAGTTATAATTTGTTTCTACCTGATGATACTTGGTGCCATACTACCAATTTTACAGAAAGCGTTACTCCCTATGCTTTATCTGGATATAATGCTCAGGGTTGTTATTTAGTTCAGGTAGTATCAGATGAATCTCAAACTACTGCAAATCCAGCCTCTACTATGTATGCAATGACTCCTAGTAACTTATCAGCTCTATTAGCTTATATGTTTGATAAGCTTAATTATAGTAACTTGACAGATTTTGATATGACAGCCACATATTTTAATCCATTCCAATATATTACAAGTTGTAGATGGTATCCATTTAGTGTTAATGATCTGATCGGTACAGGACAAACTTTAGTTACTGTCAAGTATGGATGGTGGGAGGCTACAGGAGTACAAGCACGGCTTGTTACCAGTTATGGAAAAACTATTTCTCAGTCTATAGCATTACCAGCTAATAATGATTGGACAGATAAGGATAGTAATTGGAGTAGATTATCTCTATTTGTGCCATCTTGTGGTCTAACAGAAATAGATACTGCTTTTTGTGGACAAACTCTCACTTGTAAAATGGATATTGATTTTAATACTGGTAAAACTTTTGTAACGTTAACAACAGGAGCTAATCAAGTTTGTGCTACTCTCTCTGGAGAGATCGGAGCGGAGGTTGGATTAAATCAAATCAGTACTCAGCCAAATATTCCAACGTCAAAAGAGGGTTTATTGGGTACTGGTTTAGCTATTGGTGGTGCTACTCTTGCTAGAAATCCTAAGGGAGTTTTAAATACTATTATTAATTTTGGAAAAACTGCATTTACATCTCTTCCAGTAGGTGGTTTGGTAGGAGCTTTAAATCCAAAAGTAGGAACTTTTAACCAAAATGCTAATGCTTTAATTAATTCTGGTAAAGAGATTGCCTCGGATGTAGGAGATGCTATTTTACAAACATTACTCAATCCTACTGTTACAAGTGCTGGTGCGGACGGATGTAGATATACGCAAAATCAGAATCACAATTTCATTTTGTACAGGAGAAAATATACTCACTATAATTCAGCAATTTCTAAACTGGGAGGAGTTTGTAACAGGGTAGAAACTCTTAGAAATTTATCGGGATATACTGTAGTTGCTAATGGTATAGTAGAGATCAATGGAACTCAGGAAGAAAAAAATGCTATCTGTAACTTATTAGAGGGAGGTTTTTACATAGAATAATGGGATTACAAGAGGCATATAACGCATGTATAGAGGTTTGCAATTATCCTTATATTGGATACAATCAGGATTATAGAACAACTCTCGATTTATCCGTTACATATATAACATATTGTGATTGTTCTTCCCTAATGGCTTATTGTATGACAGTAGGAGGATATTTTACAAGAAATCCATGGTTTACTACTGCTGATCAGATTGGTGATATGCTAAATGCTGGATGGGTAGAACAACCTCTATCTGGTGAATGGAAAGCTGGTGATATATTATGGTATAGATATGAGGGTAGTAATCCACATGGACACACAGAGATGGTATATTCAGGGGGTAATGGTAGTGGGATATTAATGGGAGCTCATGGGAGAAATAATAGAGCTTTTCCAGATCAGGTATCTATTAGATCATCTCCATCAAATTATACTCAAGACTGGATGAAATTACTTAGAGCCCCAGATGGTGCTGTTGTTCCATATGATCCTCCAGATGTTCCACCATCGGGAGGTGATGAGGGGGTACCAACAGATGTTATGTTTAGAGCTCAGGTTATATCAGAGTTGCAACGTAGGTATGTAATATTAGGTAGACACTAACGGAGGTAAAAATGAAATTTAACGAGAGAATCACACTAATTAAAGCTGGTTACACGAAACAGGAGATAGCAGAGATGGAAAAGGAAACCGTGGAGGAGACTCAGTCTCCTGTTTCTACCGAAAGTGATGATAGATTAGAGGTAATCGCTCAGTCTATCGCAAACTTAAATAATAGAATCAATCAAATGAACATTATTAACTCAGTAGATCAGGATGATAACGGAGGTGATCAGGGAGATAATCATGCTGATATTTTTGATGAACTCAGAAACATGTTAGAAAAGAATCCAATGGAGGAAAATACAAATGCCTAATTATAACATGGAAATTTTAGATGCCGATAATCTTACAATTACGGCTGGAGAACTAATGAGATTAGCAAATAGTGCAGTAGTGCTTATGTTTTCAACTCAGACGCTTAACGCCGGAGGAGTTATTATTACAAAAAAGTATATTGATAGGCTTACTTATAGCGAATACTCAGAAGATGATGGATATAAATTTACTTTTGCATCAGGCGGTAGTGGTGCAACACTTAGATATATTGCGAATAATGCAAATGATGTGATTGCTTTATCAGAATAGGAGGATGTATTAATGAGTGTAAATCAGATGCAGATGGAACAGGGTAGTAGTTTAATGACTGCTATCTATAATCAGGCAACAGGAAGTAACTTAGCTGGTATTAATAACTTAGGGGAGTTTGTATCAGTAGCAACTACTCTTTTACAGATGGATCGTGATCCGTTACTTAGAGCTATTAGTCAGGGTCTTAGTAGAACAATTGTAGCTACCAGACCATTTACAGAAACTCTTAGAGGTATGGAGGTAGATAATGAGGAGTGGGGAGGTATTGTTAGAAAGCTCTCATTCCTTGATAAAAAGATCGCTGATTATGATGATGCTTATCCGAGAAACCCCTCTCTGACTGCTGATCCTAACATGATCAAAGATGGTGTTTCTGTAGATATGTTTGTGCAGAATAAACCGGCAGTAATTCAGACAAATTTTTATGGGGGATCATCTTATGCTGACAACCTGACTATTTACAATGGACAACTCAAGATGGCATTTTCTTCTCCAGCAGAGCTTTCTGCTTTCTGGTCTGGAGCACAGGAGAATATTTTAAACAAGCTCTCCCAGATGAGAGAAAACTGGAAAAGAATCGCGATTGCTAATATGATTGGTGGTAGGCTTGCATCTGAAACAGATGCTAGTGTAGATACTAATGGTACTGTAATTCATTTGATTACAGCATATAAAAGTGCTACGGGTAATACAACTATTACCTCTAGTAACTGGCAGTCAGGAGCAGAGATCACAAACTTTACAAGATGGCTTTATGGATATCTCAATACTCTTGTTTCTTACATGGGTAATAGAACTTCTATGTTCCATACTGATTATGATTATGCTGGTGCTAACATGGCTACAGGACAGGGAATTGATGCATCTAGAGTAGGCTCCCTTATGAGACAGTCAGCACCTCAGGATATCAAAGTGTATCTGTTGACTGAGCTCGTAAATCAGATCGACTCTCAGGTACTGAGCAATACTTACCATAATAATATGCTCAGATGGGTAGATTATGACAAGATCGACTTTTTCCAGTCTATCCAGAATCCAATGGGTATTGAGGTTACACCTACATATATTAATAATGTTGGTGCTTTAGTAACACCTAATGCTCCGATTACCAATGATAACGTGGTTGGTATTATCTTTGATAGAGATGCTATGGGAATTTCTGTATTTGATGAGGGAGTTGACGCTACACCATGGAATAGCAGAATGAGGGGATATAATCAGTGGTTTTATGAAACTGTACGTTTCTGGAATGATTTTACAGAAAACGCTGTAGTTCTTGTAATGGATTAATAACAGGAGGCTCTTTATATGTGGTGGCATGATTTACCATTATCCAATAGAGAGATCAATATGTTAGAGGGTACTATGATTCCTAGTACCCTCAATGTTGACTCTTTTATTTATAATTATTTCCATAGATCACTCTATCAAAGACTCTATTCTGTTTTTGAATGGGAAAACGTGCCAAAAACTTGGAATAAAAAATACATGATGCTGATCATGTTACTAAATGGCTGGTATGCAGTAGTAGACAGTAGAAAGTATGGAGTTATACCTCAGTTTGCAACATTTGCTGGAAAACTGGATGTTATGTGGCAACCTAGAAAACTCAATGTAGTAAATTATTGGTTACAATTAAAAAATCTCACAATAGGTAAAGATTGTGAAATTGTCGTTATGACTCCTGATTATCACGGTGTTGGAGATATTTTGCACTACTTTGCAGAAAAGTTAGCGTGTCAAGATTCCAGCATAAACCAGTCTATTATTAATACAAGACAGGCTCATGTATGGTATCCCAGAACAAAAGCTCAGGCTCAGAGTTTAAAAAAGATGGAGGATAAAATAAACTCTGGTCAATCCTCTGTATTTATGGATTTTCAGAGTAAAACCAGTAACAAACTCGATGAGATCAATGAAATGTTATTTTTTGATACAGGAGTAGGTGTTAACTTTATAACTGATAAACAGTTACAAGTTTATAGAACTATCATCCATGAATTTGATACAGAGATCGGTTTACCTAATAATCCTAGATTTAACTCTAAAAATGATCTATCTACAGTAGAGGTAGAAACAAATAATGCTGAAACTGATTCCAGATTGATATCATGGCTTGATACAATCAATGATAGTTTAGAATTGGTAAATAAAATGTTTGATCTTGATATCAAATGTAGTCAGCGTAAATTTTCTACCCCTAATTCTGGTAGTGAAGAAAAATTAAATAGTCAGGGAGAAAGGAGCGATTTAGGATTATGAGTATCATGAAAATTACTTTATTAGGCTTGTATCAATATGATAGGTCGCTCTTTGATGAACTGACATTTCCAGAGAGTGAGTTATTAGATAGAGATACTGCTATTAATAGAATATTGTTAGATTGTGGAGAATTTGAGCCACTTTATCCAGATTGGGATTTTCTTAAATTTGCTATTGGTGAGTTTGGGAAAAAATGGTTTTATACTTTTAAAAAATGGATAGAGGCTTTAGAGGTAGAGTACAATCCTCTGGAAAATTATAATAGAATTGAACAATGGAACATTGACTCACAGAGAGATGTATCCTCCTCAGGTGATACACATTTAAAACATAGAACATATGATAATGGAACTATGACAGAAACAGATAGCACCTCCAGTTCTAACAAGGGAAATGATAAAGCTGTAATTGCTAGAGATGGTGTTACAAGAGGTAACATAGGTGTTGTCACTTCCCAGCAGATGCTAGAGGCATCTTTAGAGTTATATAGAGGTTTTAACTTATATGAGGAAATAGCAAATATTTTTAAAACAGAATTAATAGTAATGGTTTATGAATAGGAGGTATATATGTTCTGGAGATATTATCCAAATACAGATTTTCACGAACTAAATCTTGATTGGTTGCTGAGAGAGTGGAGAAAATTTTTAGATGAGTATAAAGCAACCAATGATAAAGTTGATGATTTAGAGGCTACTATTGAGGAGTTTAGAGAGTATATCAATAATTACTTTGATAATCTTGATGTACAGGAAGAAATTAATAATAAACTCGATGAGATGTCGGAAGATGGCACTCTCGAGTCATTATTACAGGATGTTGTAGATACTGCTCAGGTAATGAATTTAAATCCAACTTTATCAGTATCAATGTATAGAGGTTTAGTTGATAATAATGATGAAACTGGTCATCCGTCATTTTTACAAGCATGTGCAGTAAATAACGGTGTTGCATATATGATTTTTATGCTTCCAGCACTACAGGGAGAGGGTATTGGTAGAATTTACGCTACAGATACAGGAACTTTTATTTCTGAGGTTAGTTTAAGTGGTGTTGATCATGCTAACGGTGCTGATTATTATGACGGTCATATCTATTTAGCAACTCTTACAGGGAAAATTATTAAATATGATACATCTTTTACGCCAATACAAACATACAATTTTGATATTGGATTTAGATCAGTAACATTTGATAATGATGGTACTTGTTATGGTGCATCAGGAGCTACCCTCTATAGGATCGATCTCGATAATGAAACTTACTCATATGTATCTACTCTTGATTTTGTTAACGATGCTTACCAGTCTGGAATCATTAGAGATGGATGGTTATATGAGGCTGGATTAAATCCATCATGCATGTACAGGATCAATGCCTCAAATGGTAGAACATCAAAAATCTATAATATTGATAGATATATTGATCTGTACTGTGTTGGAGAGGTTGAGAGTGTAGCTCATGATAGAGTATTAGATAAATATTACATAGTATCATGCTCATATTATAATTATGCTAATTATCGTAACGGAAACCTTTTTGAGGCTAATTTTAACACCAATTTATCTCCTAAACGTAGATATGCTGGAGGCTCGGCTTTAAGTGTAGGAGGTTTATATGTTGGTGCTAATACAAATGGTTTACCAGATGGAACAGTAGACAATCCGTTCCCCTGTTTAGCATCCGCTTTAATGGCTTACAACTCTCCTACTTGCGAAACTTTTAAAACATATACTATCTATATGCAAAAAGATTGTCCTGATGAAATTCTTTTTATCAGGAGAAACAATATTAGAATAGTTGGCAATGGTTATATTATAGGAGAGGTATCTGCTTATAATTCAACATTAAAAATGACTAATGTAGTTATCAAAAAACCAAATGGTTACTATACATCAGATAGTACTGCTTATCCTATTTATTGTAACTCATGTGATGTTGATTTTAATAACATTACCATTAATGATAGTAACACAGTTGATTATACATATTCCATGGTTTTGAGTGAGTCTACTGGTACTGTTTTTAACTTAACTAATAACTCAGTAGTGCCTACTAATACATACCATACATTAGTTAGCACGACTCCAGCTAATAGGTCAAAAATATATTTTGAGGCTCAGTCTATGCAGAATATGTATAAAACTCCTACAGAAACAGAAAACATGACTGATGAGGAAATTTATAATGCATCTGTGTGTGCTTATGTAGTGGTTAGAGTTTCAAAAGGTGGTAAAAATGGAGTAGCAATTTTTCAACCAGCTACTACCTCTACAAGTTTAGTAACATTGTTTGTAGGAGGTAGATTAGAGTTTCATGATATTAGACAAACATATTCATCGAGTACAGGGTATACATATTCTGTTTCTCAATCTAAAGCATTATCTGGAGTAAGTTCTGCTGGTTCAGTTACTACAATAGATACTACAGAGGCAACTATTAATAGCGTTTTATTTGTATCAAAATGGAGCTAAAATAAAGGGAGGTTTATAGCCTCCCTTTTATTTATCTGTATATGCCATATATACTAATATAAATAATACTATTCCTATAATAAAATGTAAAATCATAATATACTACCCATTTCTAATACTTCCCTCATGGTATAAATAGAATCAAAAAACATACTACCAGAAATATATAACCTCCTGAGGCGGTCTGTAAAATAGAATCTAAATAACATGAGCTCCTGTTTATTATCAATATTATAAAAGATGCAACCCTTATTAAAACCTTTTCTCCAGATGAGAGTATCATCCGATAACTCATATAACACATAGGTTGTTGCACTTCCTACACATAGTATTGGTTTACTCTTAACCATGTTAGGATTCTTTTTGATCAACGCTGTATTTACTGAGAACTGGTTATCGAGTGCCATTGCTAGAAACTTTTGACTCTTTGCTCTCCGATAGAGGAAAGTGTTTTTCTTTAGATTTCTAAAATGAGCATTACTTACAAATGATACATAGATTTCTCCATCATCGTAAGTAGTCTGTAGCTCCTGATCCGTGGCTTCTTGCATCTTATCAATAATTTCATCTATCCCAAATACTGATAGATACTCACTATAGGGAGAGTTTGCATTAGTTAGCATAATCACAGTTACAGGAGGTTTACCCTCTAATTCTCTATTACGATTTACAGTCTCCAGCATATTAAGAAAAAGCATATCCATATTTTTACGTTTAACAGTACCCTCCTCAGGTATAAACTCATCAAAAATAATATAGTCTACATCCTCAAAAGATAAACCTCTAGCATTATGGAAAGTGGAGATAGCAACCACATAACCTAACTCTTGTATGATCTCAAATTTCTTTTTATCCTCTGATATTCTGTTAACCTCCGAGATAGTGAAAAAACCTTTTTCCGATATAAGCTCTATATCCGGAAAACTAGAATCTACCTCCTTTATTGGATTAAAGATGCTGTTACCAGCTACTACCATTTGTACTATCTTTTCTGTTTCTCGAAAATACATAAATTTTCTACCAGTCTGTTTACATTTATAAACACACTCTTTTAGAAAGTTAAATGTTTTACCAATACCTCTACCCCCAAAAAATACATTTAATGTTCTGAGATTATCCAGAGGGAAAGTAAAATACTTACTGTCGCTCATCCTCTACCTCCATACAAAAAGCTATGATAGCATTATAAATTCTATTTGCACCTTGCTCTAACAGAACTCTCTTTTCTACTGTAAATGTTATATAATTCGGTAGTTCGATTACATATTTGAACTTACATACATTAATCTTTACATAATCAAAGTATCCCATTAGTTTTCTCTCCAGTAACCAGAGATCATTATTAATCTTTTTACTCATGTTCCTCTCCCTCTACTTTTGCATTTAAAAACCTGATCAGTTTCTCATAATCTGAGGCATAACCTAGTAGATAGTTGGCATCAGTTAAACCTATGTTAGAGGCTACCTCAATCTGTTTACCCTCTACTGTTATAAACTTTGATTCTGGATAGTCGTTATAATGACTTGCTAGTTTACATCTTTTAAATTCATAACCAATATCTATATCATACCAGTTTTTATTATTCTCATCGCACCATCTTTTGATAGAGGTTTTTCCCTCTGATTTAGGTACTCCAGCTATAGTTATTTTAAAATCCTGATCATCTCCATAGAGATACTTTTTACTACCAAATGTTTTAAAATATCTGCTGATTCCCTCAAACTCCCATACTCCCATAGGATGTTCTATTCCGTGCCGATCTGTAGCAGTAGCTCCTACTCTAAGAGCCTCTGATCTGATACGCTGGTTAACAGATTCTATCTTATCTTTAAACATTTCATAGTTAATACCTTTAACACTATCTGTATCTCCATAGATAAAACAATCTCCTACTAAATCTACCATCTGCTGATAACCCTCTCTCGCATAGGCTGTTACCCAGATTCCTACTTGATAGCTCAGGAATGAGTTAAAGCTCCTGTAGAACTTTTGTAGCTTGATCCGTTCTAACTTTTCCAATGGTCTATCATCCTCTTTAAGCTCCAGAAGATGCTCCTCATCATTAAACTCATAATCGAGCTTTATCGGTGAGGTAACGAACATTCCATAGATTGAATTGATCCGATTTTTTGCCTTGCTATACTCGTACTCTTTTCCATCTACTCCTTTTAATTCTGTTTTCTTTTTATAATATTCCATGATTACATCTTTTAATGGATCAGGTAGAGGAGCTTTTTTAGAGTAGTAGATATCCTCAAATCTAGGTTTATCAAAAATGTATTGTTTCTTTATTATTTTCCAATCTACCTCCGTTAATGTGATAGATAAAAAATCTGCTGACAATATCCGCCCATTATCTCGCTTTTGGTTGCTAGATAGCTTCCAGCATTTAGCACTAGGTATATAAGGATTATAAACACCTTTTCTGACTCTTATATTCCGAAAAGAAACTCTAAATAACATAGCATAACCTTTTCTCAGAAAGTAATTAAACTCTTTTTCTGTGTATTTTTTCATCTTATAGAATTTAGTAGGAAACTCTTTAGTCATAAGCTCAAATGGATAGGAGCTCGCTTTATCCATAGAGAAAACATCGTCTATAACTTTTCCCACATAGTATCTGTTAGCGTGTACATTACCTCCTCTAAATGCCTCCCTACAATATACAAATTGAGGATACGATAGAGAGTTACGGAGAAACTCCTGTCTGTTTCTATAGTCCTTTTTCATGGCTCTCTTACAGTCTCTCCTAACGTATCCTGTAGAGGTATAGGGGAGATACCTTATACTACTCATCCAGCACTCTGCTATTCTTTTAGTAAGAGCTTGGTGCAATCCAACAACATCTGCTTTACAGTAGTATAGCTCCTCCTCTGTTAAAGGTGTCCATGGCATCCTACGTTTTCTATAGTCCATCTCTCCCTTTTGTGTTTCTACTCCCTCATTTTCCAGAAACTTCTTTAGAGACATATTAGAGAGAATATAAGAGCATCGGAAGATCAGACCAGAGGATGTAGTAGCAGAGATCACTTTTCTATTGTTGTATGCTAACACATTTGTAAACGTAAACAGATTTTTAATAAACTGGAACTCATAGGATAAGTTATGGCAAAATATCAATACTCTCTCCTCTGGATCAGTTATGCTTCTCTCTATCTCTCTAAACTTTTCTCTGATCCCCTGTAAATCTCTAACCTGTGTATACTCTTTACCATTATAGAATTGTCCGCTCCAGATAATACCCTCATAGATCAAGTTATCATTATCTGTGTTTCCTGTAATCAATGTGGTTGTTTCAATGTCAAAAGTATAGAACTCTGATCTGTAGCACTCTTTACTTCCCATAATTAAAACCCCTGTAATGTATTGAAATACTCCTCAAACTCTCCTACTCCCATTCTACCAGATGATACCTCAAAGATATTACGGATAGAATCAAGATACACTTGCTCATTAGGATTATCTGTTAGAGCATCTACAATAGATTTTACTGTACCAGAATCTGGAGGAGTGCCCTTTTCTCTTGCATAATCTACAGCTAACCAGATATCAGATGGTTTAAAGCCCTCTCCTGATTCTATCTTACCTATTAAATCCTTTGCATTTAAAAAACCTTTTATGGATTCCAATTCCGACAAATAATCTCTGAGTTCTGACTGGTTCATAGTAGATAAATTTTTTCCAGATGCTGAAATATTACCGGATTTTGTAATTGGTAAACTAGCAATCATCTCATCCAGAACATACTGAGTATCATCACCTTTACTGGTTCGTGCTCTACTGATCCTTGCATTTAAGTTTTTAACGGTCCTTTGTATAGCTTTTAACTCTATATCATATAATTGCATCTTATACCTCCTAGTCTAAAAATATCCACATTTTGTTAATACCCTGTGGACAAATCTTTGAAACAATCTCGGTCATGTATTCTATAGGAGCATTTTGTATTTTTCCATGAAACAACAACTCCTCATACTGGTAAAGTCTTATCTCACAATCATAATCTGTCATCTTAAATACATCTAGTAACATCATCCTATTATACCTCCTAAATATAAGAGGGAGGCTATTAACCTCCCTCCATCCATTAACGATCTGATATCAGAGCTCTAATATCATATACTAACCACCAGATACCCCATACTATACATATAGTAGATATAACCACTCCAAAAATCATTTTTTTATACCTCCAATTACCAGTCTACAAATGAAACAGAGTAGCACTCTTTATTTCCATAGTTTTGAGCTTTATACGTCTCTACTCTAAAACCTACTCTGCAATCATTGATAGCCTCAATTGCCTCTGGATCATCCAGAATATCCAAACAAGCGTCTAACATATGTGAGGGGATATTTACAAAACAGTTATCAGTTGCGAAAACTGGAGCATCTCCGAACTGTGACTTTCTGTTAATGTAGATTGCTCTCAGAGGGAACTCTGTTTCTCCTGAGGAATCCACAAGTTCCTTGAGAGAGAAATACTTGAAATCCTCTGTATTGATCTCGAATAAACGACGATTGTACTTTGCAATGCTAAAACCTTTGTTACTCATGTTTTACCTCTTTCTCCCCGTATAGCCGATAGGACAGCTAATATATTAACTCCTGTGGAGTGGTTAACGATACCATTCCTCAAAAACAGAAAATTGATTATACCTTAATCCATTTAAGGAAACTCCCTTGCTAGTAAATCTAACATTTATATACTCATGATCATTTACATCCCACACATCAATTAATCCAATATATCTATCATCTTTCTCAAACTCTAATCTGTGGTCACCATACTTACACCATAGTGTCTTTGAGAACTTGATAATATCATCAAGAGAAAACTTCTCATACTCTTTTCTAATATTATGCTCTATACCATCCTCTTGTAATATTCTGAGTTTTACTTTCAACGTTATCATGTGATCCTCCTTTCCCAGTTACCTATAGGTAACTAATTAAAAATGTTTTTTCTTTCTATTGTATCCTAAAATAATGCTATCCACAACTAGTTACCAAATGGTAACTACCAATGTGTTTTATGCAATCTGTCAATGATTACTTTGAGGTAACTATGCAATATGTACAATGCAGCATGCCTCCGGTTTGTGCAGATCATCCTGAGAGGTAATTGTCTATTGGTAATGGTTCACAAATATATACTAGCAAATTTGTATAGTATG